CTAAAACTCCCCAGTACACAGGGTTTTAACCTGTTAAGTTACCTTATTCAAAACCATCGTATATGGAATCTAAATAGTCTATAGAAGGCACTTCACCGTGCCAATCTAAAAACAATTCTCGAAACCATGCACGATTGGACGAACGGTGGTATAATAATGGATATGACTTCGCGAGATCCGATAATACTTTTGGATCAGCGTGAAGAAGGTTGAAAGCATGTTTACCGTGGTAAACAGGCTCAACTCTCATACCATCAAATCTGAAACCAGCAAACTCCACTAAAGCGTCAGCCTGCTTGATTATACAGTACTTAGATAGCACTGAAAGATAATCATTCTGCCGCTCTGGTGCTTGCTGTAATGTGTCATCCCCCATGGAATACAAAACACCAACAGATTGCTTTGTTTCCAAACACACTCTAATGTGCAATAAACTTTGCATCATAGAGTTGTCTGCTATTGTGTTAACACATCCAGATTTCTGCACACCATGTCGCTTTTGCTTGAGAAGCAAACCACCACTAGTTATGAAGATAGGTTCCTTAAACAGCTGCCTATAACGCATAGATGCCATTTTTAACCACCTATCCACAACTTCGCCTCTAGTGCTGCACAATTCATATCTGGCTTGCAATACTAAATCCAGTAACCAGAGTTGAACTGTCCAATCCCAAGAAGACTTATCGATGGCCAACCAACTACCACCCTTAGGCATAGTTTTCCAGCCGCCACCAATGAAGGACCACCCAACCTTTGAAGGTAAGTATGGCCAACTAGCGATAAGTTTATCATTCATCTTTCCAAACAACATATGATCAACTAATTGATCAGCTAGAGATACAGAACTAATCAATCTATATCTTTTCTCCTCAATCTTGCTCTTCTTATGAGGTTCAGGTTTTACAAAAAGCTTAATAGGATCAGCTCCTGACCCATTAAGCTTCTGCCTAACAATATCCCACAGAATGGAAACCTTGTTAGGATCAAACTGATCAGAGTTTTTATAACAAAGCATCTGTCTGTTTGATGTACAACCTCTCATATAAGGGTAGCCTGGATTACTAGATAAATCGATCCGCTTGAGAGATCGCATAAAACCCTCAAACGAATCGAAATCTTCGTCCAAGTCCCATCGAGCATCACGATGCAAATCGAGAAAGTTCTGCATAATCATAGTCCGCATAGAATAGCTAAGTTCGTCATCAGATAACTTCGAGATCAAATTCGAATGGTAAGCCAATGAATTTAATTCTGCGAAGTGACCAAATTTTGGCCATTCGTACCCAGCGCTAAGCCTCTCAAGAGTTCTAACATAGCGTCCTGGGATTTCAACATTGCGGACTGGAACTCCAGCTGCGACGTTAAGAGGTCCTTCTCGCCCGACGCAATCGAAGTTTTCTTTGAGGATCTCAAGTTTTTCCGCTGAGATCCCTGTTTCCCTAAAAAATCTTTCTTATCAACTTTAACACTAGTTTTGAAGTCTGATGGTATGGCAGACTCTCCTACAACAACCACTTCTTCATTTCTAGCATTAAAACGAACTTTAGGCAAACACGTCATTCTATGGTTCACAAGGTTCTCTTCTCTCCTAAAGAACCCTCCACAACGATCACATTTAGGACGTTCTGGATGTGACAACATATGCGATGCTAATTTTTCCTTACTACGGCAAATAGCAGAACATTTTCCACAGGGATAGCTCATTTTCTCTTTATGCATATCCTTAACGTGTTTAGACAATTGGTTAACCCACATGCCACACACCTGGCACTTAGCAATTTTAAAAACTTCTCCCTCCAGTCTTTGAATGCGTAAGTGCAGATTTTCTAGAGATCCATTCTCTGTCCTCGAAATCTTATCCTCCAGCTGGGACTTTGTTGTTGGTTTTGCATCAGCTGGATGCACATACACTTCGATTTCAGATTCAGTATCTGTATTATTCTGAGGAGTGATTCTAACTTTAACTGGTGACTTATTTTTGCCAACATTCAAGCTACTCTTTGAACCTGAGCTGCTTTCTCCATACTGTTCGGCAAAATTGTCATCATAATCCATCATTGCTGACCAGCCTGATGTTGGAGGATTGTATTTGTCACCGTGTTTCTCCCTAGCGGCGATTAAACGTTTCTCTTTTTTATCATTATAGTCCTCAAATAGATCATCATTCCAAACGTTTTCAACGTCTGGCAACCAGCTCATGTCCACATTGCTGCTTATGGAGGTGGCTCCCACAGCTTCACCCTTCATTATCTTACTCAACTCTTTATTAACAACCACAGTGGATATGGCAGAATTATTTTCTCCCACCACTCCACAATGGATAGCGTGAACTATATTGTTAATAGCATAAGCTGCTCCTGACATCCCAGGCACAGTCGATGCTGAATAAGTATAAAAGAAAGGTATCGCGCATTTGCGCAACAACCCTGTGGTTTGCCCCCCATTACCAACAATTGTAGCCATGGCTGCCAAATTTAAGGACTCTTTGGCCAAATTGGATTTAGTCACTCCTAGATCCGCCCAGATTTGATTACTAATTGGTAAGTATGTCAAATCTGAGACATAATCAGAGATAATGCGTTGTCCCATAGAGACTTGTATCTTTATCTTTTTCTTCAAGATCATCGCATTACCCACTTCATTGATCACATGGGTTGGAACTACGAGAAAATTATTCACTCGAATACCAAATCCCACGTGAACATCCCTTAGCAGACCAGCTTTCATAACTGCTACTTGGTATTTAGGGATGTCGCCTTTGACGAAATCTGACCCCTCAACCATCGCCTCAAACCTAACGCCTCTTATCATCATTAAGGTTTTTCTACTACGCTTAATAACAAAAACAAACGTCAGGAAAGCAAGCGATGTGGTGGTTACCACCAGCACAAACCATTCCAAATCAAAAGTGAGGGAGAGTTTAAAAAGTATAGAGGATAAATCATTAAACTGGTTCCTTAATCTAGGAAACCAGACTTCTGGTTTCTCCTCTTTTTCTTTAAAATAATCTTTGGTTGTATAATACAACCAAGCGTGAACTAACAATAGCCACACTCTCCAAATAACTAGGCTAACTTTCTTAATTTTAGCCCAGATTTTCTCCACGAAACCATCCAATGTTGGTTCGCAGTACACACCTTCTTCGACAGGAAAAACTTGTGGTTGAGGCTCCATTTTTCTTAACAAATTATTTGTAAAATTTCACTTGAATCTTGGGGAAAAATTT